ACTAACTTTTTATTGTGAAGACTTGGAGAGAGAAAACAAAGTATTACAGTCAGGCTTCATTCCGTTCAGAGATGTAGACAACCGACCTGTATGTCCTATTGTTCCACTTTACTTCAACCGTCAGCCGGCTAAACCAATGGATGGCTACTCTGCTATGCGACGGGTCTACGACCAGTTGTTTGAGATAAATGTTATTCGTTCATTCCAAGCGAATGCTGTTCGTAAAGCATCTCGTCAGTATCTTGTAAAGGCTGGACTATTAGATGAAGAACAAATGGCTCAACTCACCAGTGGTATTGATGGTTTGTTTATTGAGATAGACGAAGAGAACTTGGAAGGTGCTATGAGAGCAGTTCCACAAAACCCTACACCACCAGAGTTGGAGAGATACTATGAGCAAGTTCAACGAGACAAAGACAAAGGTTCTCTTATGGCTCCTTTTACTCGTGGTGAAAGCACTCGTGTTACAGCGACAGAGGCAGTTGCCCTCGCATCATACACAGCATCAGAGATAGGTCGTATGGCTCGTGAACGAGATGCGATGATAGAACAACTTGCTGATGTTTACCTTAGCATTCTTGCTACATTTTTAGAAGAAGAACCAACCAACCTAATACAAATAGATGGTGCGGTTCAAAGTATTTCACCCGATGACCTTCGTGGTGACTTTATTATTTTTGCTTCCGACCAAGCATCAACACCATTGTCTGATGTCGCAGCAAAGAACCAACTGCTTATGAACATTCCTACACTAATAAACTTAGGTGTTCCAGCAGATACAGTGTTGAAAGAAGTTGTCCGTGTCCTGAACTTACCAGAAGAGTTTGTTCTAAAAGCACAAGAGAACATCAAGCAACAACAAGCAGCCGCAGCCCAAGCACAAGCACCACAAGGTCCGAGTATGCCGGGCGGGGTTCAAGGCATTGAGTTACCTCCTTCACCAGAAGAGGCAATAGCAAATGCGAGCACCAAGGCTGTGAGAAACTTCATACCAGAGGAATAGAAGATGCCTTTTTACAAATACAAATGTAATGACTGCGGTCAAACTATTGAATGCCTACACAAGTGGGTATCAGGACCGGGTCGTAAAACCTTAGAAGAAATGAAAGAGATACCAGTAAACCCATTAGTGTCCGACATCTATTGTGGACATCCAGAAACTTTTGACCCAGATAGTCGCTCACGAGAAGAGCCGAACTATGAATACTGTGGTTCAAAGAATGTTGGAAGAACATTTGCTGGTGGTTCATTTGGTATCATCGGTGGCGATGGTGCTACCGGAGGTTCATTCTATTCAGATAACTTAGGTTGTATGGTGAAGTCACGAAAGCACGAAGATGAGATAGCACACAGTCGTGGGCTTATTCGTGTCTCAGACATCAGTAGAGATAACCTTGACCGAGCCTTTGACCGCTCTGTTGAACAAGCACAACAACATCAGTCAGATGCCGAGAGGTTCAAGTCTGGTGAAAAGTTAGAAGACATTTACTCAGTAGACCGTTTGAAGAAAGATGGCTTACTGGATAGCAACATCAAAGGAGATGAATAATGGCTATTAGACCAAGACAAGCAGAGATGGATGCTTTGGGTGTTGACCCTGAAATGCTATCCCCTATGGAACAAGGGAAGGAACCAGCAGCCCCAACTGCTATGCCTGATAGTTCCCAACTTGAAGAAGGCTTTGACGGTATGATGATGGAGATGTCCCCTATGGGTGACTACTCAGAAGATAGCATTCGCACCCTTGGTTCAGCAGTTCAAATGATACTGGAACTATTTGGAGCAGAAGCAATGCCCATCTCTATGGAAGTTGGACCTAACGGTGAACTACCAGTAGACTTTGTAAAAGCCATTATGATGTTGAACCAAGCACAACAAGATGCTGGTATTATGGACTACATTATTGATGTAGAAACACTAAAAGATGACCGCAGCCTTACAGAGGCAGCAGGAAAGATAATGGCTCTATCCAAGAACCAGACCTTTCGTTCATTCCTCGCACAACTTGACGAGGCATTTGGTGAAGTAGCAGAAGTAGAAAATGAGCCAATGATGGCTGAAATGGATGCCGCTACCGAAGAAATGAATGAAGAAGAACTATTTATGAGGAGAATGAAATGAGTGATACAACAGATACACCAACTATGGAAACAAAAGACTGGACCAGTGGGGATGCTCGCATCGCCGATGCTTACAACCAAGTCATCCAACGAGAAGCCGCTATCAACAATGCGGTAACTCCGGAGGACCAAGTAAACAATACACCAGCCCCACAAGTTTCCGAAACGAATACACAACCTGACTTTCAGTCTTTTGCTGAGAGTGAGACGAATGACCCCTTGCTAAGCACAGGTGGTCACAAAGGAGTAGACTACAATAAGGTTATGTCTGAACTACCCGACGATGCTAAGAGTATGTTAGGTAACCTTAGAGCAGACTACACCCGTAAGACACAAGAACTTGCTGCTATGAGAAAGCAGTTAGAAACAGAAAGGCTTGCCCTTCTCAACTCTGAGTTTACTCAGAACATTGCGGAAATGGCTAACCAAGAAGTTACTCTTGACCCTTACGATGATGCTTCCGTAGAGGCTCGCATTCAAAAAGAAGTCGCAACACGACTACAAGAAATGATGAAGCCACTACAAACTCAGTATGAACTCAACGAGCGACAAGCAAAGTTGGAACAGTTCAAAGCAGAGCACCCAGACCTTACAGACTACAAGACAGACATCGCAAAACTTTTGATGACTGATGAGACCCTTACTCTTGAACGAGCATACTACATAGTAAAAGGACAGAAAACCGTAGAGACTAAAAAGGCTATGGAAGCAGAACTAAAAGAATACAAGCGAGCAGCGAAGGAATACGGACTAAAAGTCGGAGGGACCCAACGGGCAACCCAGAATACTGTTCCTGAAACCGTCCGCAAGCAAGGCGGCTATGCCGTCTACCAATGGCTTACGAGCCGTGGTAAAGCATCATAAGACCCTCCTGACGGAACAAGGTCAAAGGCTTCTCTTAGAGAACAACCTAAAAAAAATAATAGCAAATAATACTAACTAATAGGAGAAAAGAAAATGGCTATTTCAAACGACATTCTTTCCTCAACCCTTCGTATCTTGAAAGACCAAGAAGTGGACAACCTTTTCAAGGCTGTTCCTTTACTTGACCAGATACGAGCCGCAGGAGGGGTTGAGACTTATGATGGTGGACAAAAACTTGACCGCCCACTTATCCTGTCCGAACATTCAACTATCACTCAGTTGAGTTCGGGATACGAGCCTGTATCACTTTCAGCCGCTGATGTGTTGCGAACTGCGACCTTCAACTGGTGTGATGCTGTTGCCCCTATCATTATCACTAAAAAGGAAGAACTTTCCAACAAAGGCGAACGAGCCATCATTTCTATCGCAGAAGCACGAATGAAGTCTGTAATGGGAATGCTCAAACGAGAGTTTGAGAAGCAGTTTGTTGCTGGTGATAGTGCTATCCTTTCAGACCTTTTGTCTCTGAATGGAACTACCGCTTCCGGTCTTGCTACTGGTTTCCTTGAAACTAATACTTTCGGGTCTCAGAACAATACTGTTGGTGGTCTTTCTAAGTCTGCTTTCGCAAATGACTTACAGAACCAGTATGCGACTATCGCCGGTTCGGGAACTAACCCTGTGAACGATGCTTTGACTTCCATCTACATTGATGCTCAAACTCGCACACCAGACGGTTCAGCACCTAACCTTATCTTGTGTTCTGCTGCTCTTTACAAAGCATACAAGGATGAACTTTACACTCAACAACGGTTTATTGATGAAACGGTGCTTGATGGTGGTAAGTTGGCTCTTGCCTTCAACGGTGCTCGTATGTTTGTTGACCCGTTTATGGGTGGCTCTCTGTCTTCTGACGGAACAAACGACATCAATGCTTATGTTTTGAACACCAACTTTATGAAGATGGTATTTGATACAGACGGCAACTTTGAGATGACTGACTTTGTAGATGCTACTGGTTATGCTTCTCGCTATGCTTACATTACCGTAAGAACTCAAATGGCTTTTGACCACTTGGCTTCTCAGGGTATTGTAGACGGACTTAGTAACTAACCAATAGGAGGAAAATAAAATGAGTTCATCAAGATACATTCAAAAAGTCTATGCCTCCGACGAGACAGGTGTAGGCGAAGATAGTGCTACACAAAGTGCTCGCCAGCGAACGGAAGTATTCCGTGCCGGTGAAGCCATCGCTGCTGGCGATGCTGTGTGCTTTGACCTTTCCCAAGGTGTTATTGCTCAAATGTTTGAAGTAGTAAAGAAACTGAATAATGGAGCGGCTAACACCTCCATCTTCTGTGGTATTGCTGCTGAGAACATTGCGAGTGGTGCCGTAGGGAAAGTAGTAGTTGAGGGTCTCGCACCCGATGCTAATGTAGATGCTGCTACTGCGAAGGGAGACTACCTTGTCTTCTCTTCAACAGCAGGTCGCCTTGAACCGCAAGCAACCATTGAGTTGGTCGTAAACGGTGCTGG